GTTTAAATGGTGGATTTGGCGATGACGACAGTAGTGAAGGCATATACTCTTTATCTTCGAATTACTAAGAGTTAAAATTACTAAGATGCAATGTCAATAAAACATGTAAAGCCCAGCAAGAAAAATAAAGGAGGTAAATACACTCCTATTAATGGAAATAAATATATTGGACAGGGCCCTATAATTTATCGCTCTGCTTGGGAACGCAAATATTGCATGTACTGCGATAATAAAGATGAGATATTACAATGGAGTTCAGAACCTGTAGCAATTGATTATTATAACCCAAATACGACAAAATGGCATAAATATTATCCTGATTTTTGGATAAAGGTTCTCCAGACAAATGGCAGTTATAAAGAATACTTAGTTGAGATTAAACCTAAATCCCAAACTAAAGTACCTGTAGCTCCTAAGAGGAATACAATACAGTCAGTTAAGAACTATAAGTGGACCTGTGAGACGTATATAAAGAATTTAGCAAAAGCCAAAGCTGCAATAATTTTTGCTGAATCTAGAGGCTGGAAATTCATTATAATAACTGAAAAGAGTATAAGATAATGGCACAGCAAGAAAAATTTGAAGGAGTTAAAGCTGAAGTAAGTACACTTATATCTAAAATGAAGGGTAGAAGTATAGCTTCTGCAGATACCAAAATTTGGTTTAAGAATACACGTAATAGTGCAGGAGATACAAGTGTCAGAAGAGATAGTAGTCCATTTAAACCTGGTAAGATATATGTATTCAGATATGAAACAACAGAAAGAAAAGGTAAAATGTGGGATAGAAATCCTGTTGTATTAAGTTTAGGAAGAGTAGATGGTTTCGATGTCGGAATTAACTTAAACTATTTAACTTATAATCAACGATTAGATTTACTAGATAGAATTTACGAACAATTCAAAGAAAGTATAGATAGAAGTATAGAGAACAGTGGAGGTGATGCAATTAGTCAAAACCCGATTGAATCAATGCAATATGAAAATATCCAACAAATGTTTCAAGGTTCAGATTATATTAAGGCTTTTAGGCGCTATGATACAAGTAAACGTAAAAAAAGCACAATAATTGGCTTCTCTAAATGGAACAGAGTAGTTTTACTGGATATAGTAGACATAGCAGGCGGAGATATAAATAAAGCGCACGCTAAAACTAACAGTTGATATATAACAAAAGTAATATAGAATAATCATGGCAGGATTTATGGATCGTTTTGGCCCACTGGGTCAACGAAGAATTTCAATAGGTAAAGCATTACAAGAACTTTCAAGTTTTGGAATGAAGTATGACGATATGATTCTACGTAACTCACAAGCAATTGGGGTCATGGAGGACAAGATTGGTTATGGCCAGATGAATCCCATGGGATATGACAGTGAAGATTACTGGTACCCATTCGCTGCCCTCTCAATGGCCGATACGACACTTAGAAAGTCAATAAGTTTTTTCGATAGAGATTACCCCGGTAAACGTGAAGAATTACGTAATTTTGCAATGCAGGATGAAATAGAAGAAATTTTAGATACATTATGTGACGAAGCGATTGTATATGATGATAAGAATTTCTTTTGTCAGCATGCTGCAATTGGCGGAGCAAATTTAGATGAAAATGTAGAAAAAGAATTAGGTAAATCCTTTAATCAAATCTATAATTATTTTGGATTTACTCAAGATCAATCAGCATGGTATTATTTTAGAAAATGGTTAATTGACGGATATTTAGCATTTGAAATTATTTATAATGATGATCAAAGTGAAATAATTGGATTTAAAGAATTAGACCCTATTACTTTATTACCAGCAATTGACAAGAAGACAAATAAAAAGATCTGGTATCAGAATAAAGACAATCCATCAAAAGAAAGAAAACTATTTGATTCGCAATTAATTTATATTTCTTATGGTTCTATTAGTACTGCATCGAGAGTATCATATACAGAAAGACTTATACGTGCATTCAATTTAATGAGAATAATGGAAGTTACCAGAGTTATTTGGGCAACTATGAATTCATCATATAGAATGAAATTTATTATCCCAGTTGGAGGTAAATCAAAAACAAGAGCAAAGCAATCATTAGCACAATTAATGAATAATTATCGTGAAGTAGTTGATTTCAACCACGATTCAGGTCAATTATCAGTTGATGGTAAACCGATGATGGGATTCAATAAAGAATATTGGATGCCATCTAAAGAAGGAGAAACGCCAGAGATTGAAACTCTTGGAGGCGATGGTCCAGATTTAAGCGATACAGAAGCATTACAATACTTTTCTGGTAAATTAAAAATGGCCAGTAAAATACCATATAGTAGATTTGATAAAGATTCCCCTGCAACTTATGAAATGTCAGCAGAAGGATTAATTAGAGAAGAGATTAAGTTTGAGAAATTCATTAATAGAATGCGATCAAGTTTCCAAGAAATTCTTGTTAAACCTCTTTATTTACAAATGATGTTGAAATTCCCTGAATTACGACATGACCTTAATTTCAAGAATCAAATAACATTAAGATTTAATGCTGATAATATGTTCGCCGAATTAAAGAACATGGAAATCCAACAAAAAAGAGTTGAGTTTGTACAAACAATGAAAGACGGCCTAGTTGAACAGGATGCTGAAATGAATGACATACCATATATCCCATTAAAGCTTCTTATAGATGAATATATGCAACTAGACCCTGCATTCAAAGAGAAGATAGATGCATTCAAAAAGAAGGAAGAAAAAGACAAAAAAGGCGCAGATGGTGCTGAGGGTGAAGATGCTGGAGCGGAAGATATAGATTTAGGCTTCTAATTTCCACCTGTACAGTATGATATATAACTCAATAAAAATATACACATATAGAGATGTTGAAGAACTTATTAATTCTCGAACGATCTTCTGAAGTTTTAACATTTGAAAAAGATTCCAAAAACGGAGATTATATCTTAGAAGGAATTTTCGGAGAAATGGGAATTAAAAACAAAAACGGAAGAACTTACGAAGAAAGTGAATATTTACCACAAATCGAAGCCCTACAGGATAAGATTTCTAAATCAAAGTTAATGGGAGAATTAGATCATCCACAGAACTTTGATATCTCTCTTAAGAATGTTTCCCATGTTATTGAGGAAATATCTTATGGTAAAGAAACTCGCCAGGTCAGAGGTAAAATCAGACTTTTAAATACAGATGCTGGTCGCCAGGCTAAAGCATTAGTTGATGATGGTATTCCATTACATATTTCTAGCCGTGCTGCTGGAGTTGTAGAATCAAATGGAGATGTTAAAATTAAAAAACTATTTACATACGATTTAGTTGCGGACCCTGGTTTTGAGAACGCACAATTAAATAGAGTAAATGAATCATACGGTTTCGAAGAAAATGGAAATATTTCTATTTTTGAAGTAGACTGGAAGATTCCGGGTGAGCATAGTTACTTGCTTGACGATAAATATTCCAAGACAAATGAAAATAATGCGCAAAGTACTATGGAAGACGTAGTAAATCAAGAAGATTTTAATACCTATTCTAAGCATATAGCTGAACAACTTAATTCTATCAAAGAAAAGATTGAAGGTTTTGAAGCGGTTAAAGAAGCTGCTGGTGATAATTCACAAATAATTGAATATGTAGAAAAATTAAGAACTAAGATGAACGAAATGTTCTCTTATATGAAAGAAGTATCAAACGGTGTTAACGGAATTATAGAAGAAGTTAATAGTATAGCTGAACACAACAATCATATAGTAGAAAACGTTAAAGATCTTAAGGGTTATGTTGACCATGTTGCAGAGCAATCTGATTACGGTCTACAGTACATTGAAGAGAATGCTAAAAAGACTAATCATATTATTGAACACAATAATTATTTAGCTGAGCATTTAGATTCATTAGCACAATTCGGTGACCACCTTACAGAAGGTATGAATCAGTTAGCTAATTACACTGAATACTTAAAAGGTAATATCGAAACTGTTGGTCAGTATGGAGATTACACTGCAGAAAGTGTTAAGAAAATCAAATCAAGGTTAGCTTCTGTAAATGAAGACGATTCAGCCAAAGAAATCGAAAAAGATATTCTTGCATTGGGTGATCCAGTATATCATTCTCCTGAAGAAGGAAAAGCAGTACTTGGTGAGAAAAAGAAAGAAACTCCGATCGAAGAGTCATTCGATAACAATATTTATAAAAACGAAATTACTGAAAAACTAGACATCTTAATAGCATCAGCTCAGAAGCAGACAGCAGACTTACAAGGCGACCTACATTTTCTAAGATTCTTAAATCCTACAGACAAGAATAACTTCTATGCAATGAATGAAAACGTACAACAACGTGTTATTTCAAAAACTAAAGAGAATACTTATACTTCTGAACAGGATGTTAAAGCAATCATAGAATCAGTGATTACTCCGGTAGACAATACACCATTGTATTTGAAAAACATACCGAGTGAATATCGTTCAAATTGGGATATTGCATCTCAAGGAAAGAAAAATCAATTAATTGCAGAATCAAAGAGCTATTCTCTTAATACTGCATTCCAAATCGATAATTTCTGGCAAACGAGAGATTTTAGAGAGAACGCTATGCAAATAGCAAAACTTGATGAATCAGCTCAGATAACAGAAAGTGTAGCACCTAATGGTGTTAATAGCGAATGGATGGAATGGTTTGCCGCAGATCTGAAAGCAAAATTCGAAAAGTAAACGATAAATAATAAAACAAACGCAAAATAAACATTAAACAATGTTAGTTGAACAAATAAATGAAGCCGAAGTAAAGGCAACATGGTCTCCTATAATTGAGTCTGCTACTGGGATCAAAGATCCAGTGAAGCTTAAATGGATGTCAAAGTATTGCCAATACCACAAATTGGCAGAAGATAAAGGAATGGTAGATTACGGTTCTTTAATTACTGAATCTGTATATAACCAAGTACACCTTAACCCAGGTATGAATGTACCAGGAATGGGAGCAGTAAAATTCCCTGGTAATCCAGGAACAGCAACACAATTCCACAGCCAAGCACCAGGTTCAGGAGATAAGCCTTTCAGTTTATTACCTTTATCTATGCAAGTAGCTGCTCAGACAATTGGTCTTGACCTTTTACCTGTAGTACCTCTTGGTGGACCATTCGGTATGTTAACATACTTAGACTTCCCTTATGCAGGTGGTAGCTTAGCTAGCGCTTCAGCAGTAGTAAACGGTCTTGGTGGAGCAGACGGACGTGTAGCACCATTAATGATTAAATCTAATGTAACTTGGGTAGCTGGTTCCACTCCTGCAGCAAACGAGGTATACTATACAACAAATGATGCTGATGCAACATATAAAATGACTTTCATCGGTAAATCACGTATTGATGGTTATTCTATCTTCAAAGTTGAAGGTGCAACAGAGACAACTCCAGCTACTGCAGCAGCTAACTCTTATAGAGCTGGTACAGAAACTGTTGTTACATTAGCTGATATTTTTAATACTACTACTGCATATGCATTATCTAGTACAGGATTACTTGCGAATGCAGTTTCTGAAGACCTTATCAATCCAGCAGAATTAGTTAAAGCATTAGAAGATCACATCACTGCATTCTCTGGTAGAGGATTCAAATCAAAAGATGTTACATCTAATGATCCATATTTAAGAGAAGAAGGAGAATCTACACCAGATAATCTTATCGGTCTTAAATTATTCAACAAGTCTATCAAAGCTGGTACACTTCAAGTAGCTGCAGCAGTTACTCGTGAGCAAGTACAAGATTTGAAGCAATATGGTATTGATGCTATCGCACAAGTTGAAGCAGTTCTTATCAATGAGTTAACTCAAGGTATTAACAAGCACATCTTAGATAGAATCTTCCGTCTTGGAAATACTAATGCTAAACAAATATTCACATTAGATGGAACTAACCTTTCATTAGCAGTTGGTCCAAATACAGGAACTGTACAATCTGTTCTTGGTTTACCAATGGATTCAGATGAATTTGCTGATCAAGTATCTTTAACTACACCAACAGTAATACCTACAGCAGGTGATAACGGTGGTACACTACAAAGAAGGATTCTTTCTAGAATCCTTGCTTCGTCTAACTTAATTGCCATCCGTGGTAGAAGAGGTGCAGCGAACTTTGCAGTAACAAATGGTCAAATAGCAACAGCTTTACAAGATATCGCTGGTTTTGTTCCTTACCCATTATCAAACACTGTAAACCAATCAGCTGGTTCTCTTTATCCAATCGGTTCTGTAGCAGGTGTTAACATTTATGTTGACCCGAACATGGGATGGACTGATAATCGTATCGCGATTGGTCGTAAAGGTGATGGTAATTCACCAGGATTAGTATTCATGCCTTATTTAATGGCAGAATCTGTAAGTACAATTGCAGAAGGAACAATGGCTCCTAAGATTGCAGTTAAGTCGCGTTACGCACTTGTTGAAGCTGGTTTCCACCCTCAAACCATGTACTATACATTAGCTATTACTTTCACTGATTATTCAATGATCTAAGATTAAATTCTTTATATTAAAAGCCTTTCATTTATGAGAGGCTTTTTTAGGATCAATATATGGAGAGTTCATCCGATATCTGTGATATATAAACCAATACAAATACGGATAAAAAATAAATCTTTATACAATGTTTAAAATAAAGGTACTAGATACATTTATTACTGAAAGCCAAAAGAATGGTAAAGAAATTTCATACCAGAATTTCGGAAGCATCAATGAATCTTATTCAATTGGTGAATTGTCAGTTAATATTCCAGAATCAATTTTCGAAGCTTACATGAAGTATGCGGACATCTCTGGAACAGAAATGGTAACGCTTAATGAATTCGAAAAGATAAAAAGCTTTGCCGAATTCATTCAAGACAAAGAAGCAGAAGGTGACGTCGTTACAACTGAAGAACCAGCAGCAGAAGAACCAGCAACTGAAGAACCAGCAACTGAAGAACCAGCAGCAGAAGAACCAACTGATGACGATGAAGATGATTTAGGTTTAGAAAAACTTAAAGCTAATGAAGAAGTTCAGATTCAACCTGAAAAGGTTGCAGTAACAGCTGCAGTAAAGAAAGATGATGAAAGTCATCAGACTAAGATTGATCCAGCAACTACAGATGGTGAAAAAACTGCAGATGTTGTTTATGATAAAATCAATAAATTAGGTGAGCCAGCAACAGCTTCAGCAGGTGATGCAGGAGAAAAAGCAGGTGAACACTTAGAAGATGCTACAACAAAGGTTACAGCACTTAAAGAAAACTCACATCTAGTTGATAAAGCTGCACAAGTTGCAACTATTAAAGGAGAAGATGACGATGCTGAAAAGGGTATTACTCCACCTTTAGCAACAACTGATGGTCAAAAGACAGCTAATGCTATCGAAGATGCTGGAGTAAAATTAGGAGAGCCGGAAAAAGCTTCAGCAGGGGATGCAGGAGAGAATAAGGGTAAAAAATTGGAAGCAATCGCTGAAACTAATGCTGAAATGATTGGTGCAGTAAATGACCCAGAAGAAGAAATTGCAAACAAAAAGCGTTTAGAAGATGAAGAAATCCAAAAACGTTTGAATACTGTAGCCGAAAAAAAAAAGATTAATCTAACTCTTCTAGAAGGAGACAGATTCGAAATAACTGATACTACGAGCGAAGAGGCTTCAATAATTATTGAGGATATCTTCGCTTTGTTAGGTGATAATGTATCAGAAAGTATGGGTAATATCTTGAAAGTTATTTTTAAGAATCCTATTACTGGATTAAAGATAAAAAACAACCTTAAGAAATACGCTAAATTTAAGCTTGATTATAATGCCGTTGATATGGACACTATAAGAAAAAAACAAGCATCTAAAAAATCTGGTATTAAATTAGACAAAGACGACGAAGAAAAGTTG